TACTGGATTAGCAGAAGGGGTAATCGTTAGACCAGGACAGGTTATCGAGGTAAGCGATCCAGTAAGAGCAGGACTTAGAAGAGGAGGCAGAATAAAATCTGCAACCACTACATCTGTCACAGTAGATAATACTGATGCAACTGATTTAGATTCAACGAATAATCCAACTTTGAGTGTTGTGATGCCAGATGGATCAGTAGAAACCAAAAGTGTATCTTCAATTTCTGGTGCTGTTATAAATCTATCTTCTGCTTTTAGTGCTGCTCCAAATTCAAATAGCGTTTGGATTTTACAGAACACAACTTTACAAACTACACAATGGAGAGTTGTAGGAATAACTGAAGATAAAGATAGTTATGCAGTAACAGCAACAGCTTATAACGCAGGAAAATATGCTTTTATCGAAGATGGTTCTCCGCTACCTGTTCGTAATATCACAGTATTAAACGAACTTGTTGATGCACCAGGAGGTCAAGTTGTTGAAGAAGAATTTTTTGTAGATGGTGCGACCGCAAGAACTAGATTAAATATAAGTTTCAACCCTGTTCCAAGAGCTATAGAGTATGAATTGAGATATAGATTAGATAATGGTAATTTTATAACTCTTAAATCAAGAAGTACTGATTTTGAAATACTAGATTCATTGCAAGGTATTTATGAATTTGAATTATCCAGTTTAAATTCAAATTTTGAACCTTCTGCTCAACCTACTACTTTTTCTTTCACAGCTTTTGGAAAGACTGCTATACCTGGGGATGTTACTGGTCTGACGGCAGAGCCTATAAATGACAAATTAGTAAGATTACGTTGGAATTTATCAGTTGATTTAGATGTTACTCATGGTGGTCTTGTTTATGTAAGGCACACGACAAAGAATGATGGAACAGGTACATTCTCTAATGCGACTGATCTTATTGAAGCTTTAGCTGGTAATACAACAAGTGCTGAAGTTCCACTTCTCGAAGGAGAGTATATTCTTAAATTTCAAGATGATGGAGGTAGGTTTAGTGCTGGTGAAGCCAGTGTTGTTTTAGATCTACCTGATACTATTGCACCTTTAATTGCATTAACCAGAAGAGAAGATTTAGACGTTCCAAAGTTTCAGGGAACAAAAACTGATGTAGCTTTTGATGCTACAACAAACTCTTTAAATTTAGTTGGTGGTGGTTTATTTGATGATATTGGTGGAATTATTGCTGGAACATTTGATGATGTAGGTTCTTTAGATGATCTTGGTGGAATAAAACCATTCGGTACTTATGAATTTGGTGGTTCACCTGGTACAGCATTTTTGGATTTAGGTGGTGTATTTAGTCTTGATTTAAAACGTCATTTTTTAACAGAAGCATTTTTCCCTTCTGATTTATTTGATTCAAGACAATTAGCGTTTCCGACTACTGGTACTTTTGATGGTGATGTAGCTACAGAAGTAAACGCAGAAATGCAAGTAGCCGTTACACAAGATGACCCTTCTTCTGGATCGCCTACATATAGACCTTTTCAAACATTTGCCAATGGAACATATAAAGGTAGAGGTTTTAAATTTAAAGTTAATTTAACAAGTAAAGATCCTGACCAAGATATAAGAGTATTTCAGTTAGGTTATACAGCATCTTTCCAAAGAAGAACTGAACAAAGTACAACAACTATTGCATCTGGAGCAGGAGCTAAAGTTATAACATTTACAGATTCTTTCTTTACGGGAACATCATCAATAGGTGGAGTAAATTCAAATTTACCTTCTATCGGTATAACTGCACAGAACATGACTTCTGGAGACTTCTTTGAATTATCAAATATTAGTGGTACAGGATTTACTGTTCACTTTAAAAATTCATCAAATGCTTCGATTGATAGGAATTTCACTTATCAAGCTGTCGGATTTGGTAAGGGGTGATAAAATAAAATAAAATATTGTAAAAATGGCAAGAGTCAATAGTACCACTAAAGAAACAGATAATAATTTTAATGTTGCTAATGGTACGGGTGCTGCGGTTCGTGCAGGAATAAATGATATTTTTACAGCATTAAGAACAATAAACTCAGCAAGTGGAGATCCTTCTGGAGCAGGAAATGTAGTTCAGTTCCAACCACATATAGATTCGTCAACTAATTTACTGAAAATTTGTACTGCTGTTAGTTCTGGAACGGGAACATTTACAACTATTGGAAATATAACTCAGGCGAACTTAGGTTTAGCTCCAGTAGCAGGGGCAACATTTACTGGAACTGTTATCCATAATTATACTGGTGCGTTAAGACTACCTGTCGGTACTACCGCACAAAGACCTGGATCTCCAGCCACAGGAGACATTAGATTTAATAGTACAACTACCTCTGCTGAAATATATGACGGATCAGCTTTTACAGCAGTTGGAGGTGGTGCTGGAGCTACTGGTGGAGGAAATGATGAAGTATTTTTTGAATCAGATCAAGCAGTTACAACATCTTACACTTTAACTGCAAATAAAAATGCTCACACAGTAAGCCCTACAATTAATTCAGGTGTTACTGTAACCGTGCCATCTGGAGCACTTCTTGTTATTCTTTAATTATGGCTTTAAACATAAACGGCACTACTGGTATTTCTGGAGTTGATGGATCAGCTTCCGCACCAGCTTTACAAGGTTCAGATAGTAATACTGGAGTAAGTTTTGGAACTGATACTGTCAATATAAATACAGGTGGAACGACTAGAGCAACTGTTGATTCGGCTGGAAGGTTGCTTTTAGGAACTACCACTGAAGGGTATGCTGGTGCTGAAGATTTAACTATCTCTAAAAGTGGTGATACTGGAATTACAATTCGTTCTAGTACTTCAGGTTCAGGAACGCTTGCCTTCTCTGATGGAACTTCTGGTGATGATGAATATAGAGGTTATGTACAATATTCTCATGGTAATAACAATATACTTTTTGGTACTAACGCAGTAGAGCGTATGCGGTTAACATCTTCTGGAGATGTTCGTTTACCGTTTCCAGATAGCTCAACTGGATTAAGACAGAAAATTCAGTTTGTTACAGAATCTCCACATTTTGATGAAGTTGGTTATATCGCAATGAATAGAACAGCAACTCAGTCTGCTCCAAGTGATATGGTATTTGCATCTGGAACGGCTGGCTCTGTTTCAGAAAAAATGCGTATAGGGTCTAATGGACAAATTGGTATGCCCCATCACGGTGGAAATTATACAGTTGGTACTAGATTATATGTTAGCTACATTTACGATAGTACTGCCAATGTTGCTAATGCTATTACAATCGCTTCAAGACCAGATGCTTTAGTTACCAAACACATACGCTTTTGGTACACACAGCATGGCAGTGGTGGAGGATCAGAGCTTGGTAGTATAACTTCTAATAATGCAGGATCAGTTAGTTATAACACAAGTTCTGATTATAGATTAAAAGAAAATGTAACTGCAATTTCTGATGGAATTACAAGATTAAAGAAATTAAAACCGTATAGATTTAATTTTAAAGAAGTTCCTGATACTGTTGTAGATGGATTTTTTGCACATGAAGCTGCGATTGCAGTTCCAGAATGTTGCACAGGAGAAAAAGATGCTGTTGATTCTGAGGGAAATATAAATCCTCAATCTATAGACCAAAGTAAACTTGTACCTTTACTTACTGCTGCATTACAGGAGGCTATTGCTAAAATTGAAGTATTGGAAACAAAAGTCGCTGCATTGGAGGCTGCATAAATGACCGCAAAGATTAAACTAAACGCAGCATCAGGTGGTGGGTCTTTCAGCTTACAAGCACCCTCATCATCTAGTAATAACAGAGTAATCACCTTACCTGACAAACCAGATGGAACGCTTTTGTCTAGTGCAAGCGGAAGTTCTATCCAAGTTCTTGAACAATTCTTCTCTCCTTGTGATGGGTCTACTATTGTTACTTCAAACGGAAATATTACATTGGCAAATATTACTGCAAAACAACAATGTACTACAAGCTTTGTTGATATGACAGGATCATCAATTACCTACACACCACCTACAGGTACAACACAAGTTATTTATAGATTTCAATTTGTAGTCGCTTCTGATGGTGATAATAATGGCATATTTTCTTCAGCATTTTATGTAGATGGATCTGAAGTAACAGACGCTAGATCTACAACAAGACTTTCTACAGAGAGTTGGGATACTCAAGTGGATTTTACATGGGGAATAAATATTGGAGGTTCTACAACAGCAGCAACAGGAAGATTAGCAAGTTGGACTTCGGGTAAAGTATTAAAAATGCAAATAGATGAGCATGGGGGTAGTAATGAAGCTCAAGTTCATTTTATAAATAACTGGGGAGGTACTCAAATATATGCAGTCAGAAAACCCTGTATAGGAATTACAGCTATAGGAGTACCATCATGAGCGAAATTAAAGTAAATTCGATAAAAGGAGTAGGAGCTAGTACTGCTGCTATTACCGTAAATAATACTGATGGAACGTGT